GTGCCGAGCGAGGGCGCGGCGAAGCGGTCCCGCACCGACCGGGTGCCCTACGAGCAGTGGATTCGGGAGGGGCTCATCACGGCGACGAACGGGTCGGCGGTCGACCAGGGTTTCATTCGGGAGGACATCAACCGGATTGCGCGGGAGTATCGGCTCCGGGATCTCGGGTTCGACGAGTGGAACGCCACGAAGTTGTCGATGGAGCTCCAAGGCGACGGGATCGCCGTGGTGAAACTGCGGCAGGGCTTCCGCGACCTGAGCGAAGCGACGAAGCATCTGAGCGCGCTGGTGACCGGCCGGGCGCTGAAGCACGGCGGGCACCCGCTCTTACGGTGGATGGCGAGCAACATGGTCGTGAAGCAGAACGCGGACGGCTACCTGATTCCCGACAAGGCGAAGACGACCGAGCGCATCGACGGGATCGTCGCGCTCATCATGGGCCTGTCGGTCGGTCTGCGGCAGAAGACGCCGACGGAGCCGACCGTGCTGATTGTGGGAGGGCGCTGATGGCGGAACCCATTCCGAGCGGATTACAGCCGATCGTGGAGCGGAGGCGCGGACGCCCGCGGGCGGAGCATCCGCTGCGCTCGCCGGTCACCACGCATCTCCCGACGACGGCGCACGATCGCCTGATTGTCCTGGCGCAGAAGCACGAGGTGTCGGTCAGCGCCCTCGTGCGGAGTCTCCTGATTCTGCAGATTGGAAAGTAACCCTTTTCGAGACAGATTTAATCCCGCACCGCGCGCGCGGCCCGAGAATGGCAAGCGGAGCCATGCTCGACCGCGCCTATTCCCTGATTGCTGTCAAAGCCTTCGACGACGAGCAGCGGATCATCCGCGGCATCGCCACCACCCCGACCGTCGACCGCGGCGATGACATCGTCGACCCGTTCGGCGTCAAGTTTCGCAATCCGCTCCCGTTCATCCTGCACCACGACAAGGCCTCCCCCGTGGGCGAGGTGACGTTCGACCGCCCGACGAAAGACGGGATCGCGTTCACGGCGCGAATCCCCAAGGTGGCCGAACCGGGCCGGGTGCGCGATCGAACCGACGAAGCGTGGCATTCCGCGAAATATGGACTCCTCCGGGGCGTCTCCATCGGCTACGTGCCGAGGAAGGCCGAACGCCGCGCGACGGGCGGGATGCACCTGAAGGAAATCGAAGTCTTTGAACTCTCGATGGTCACGGTTCCGATGAATGCCGAGGCCACCATCCTGCAGATCAAGTCCCTCGATGCGATCGACCTCGCCGCGTCTGGTACCGGGTCGCGCATCCCTCCCTCCCCGGCGTCCCGGGATTCCAGCCGAAAGACGACCATGACCATCTCCGAACAGATCACTGCCGAGAAGGCCGACCTGCAGACCAAGTCGGCCCGGCTCGAAGAGCTGATGACGAAGGAAGACGCCGAGGGCGGCCTCGACGCCTCCGAGACGTCCGAGCGCGACACGCTCACCAGCGGCATCCAGGCCGCGGCGAAGAAGCTCGAGCGCATGTCGGCGCTCGAAGCCGCGCAGGCGGGCCTCGCCAAGGGCGTGAGCGGCTACGCGCCGACCGCGCCGGCCGCCTCCCGCGCACCCCGCATCGAGGTCGTCAAGCCGGACCTCCCGAAGGGCACGCTCTTCACCCGCTACGCGATGGCGGTGGCCGCCGGCAAGGGCAGCTACTCCGACACGCTCGCCTTCGCGAAGCGCTGGGAGGGCCAGACCCCCGAAGTCGTCCAGATGGTCAAGGCCGCGGCGGGCACGTCGGTCGTGGCCTCGCCCGGGTGGGGCGGCGAGCTCGTCAACCCGAACACGGCGGCGACCGAGTTCGTCGACCTGCTCCGGGCCGCCTCAATCCTCGGCCGGGTACCGGGCTTCCGCATGGTGCCGTTCAACGTGCCGATCATCACGCAGACCGGCGGCTCGACCTTCGCGTGGGTCGGGGAGGCCGGGTCGAAGCCCGTCGGGGAACTCAGCTTCGAGCGCACGACCTTCGGCTACAACAAGGTCGCCGGGATCGTCGTCCTCGCCGAGGAGCTGATCCGGCTGTCCAACCCGGACGCCGAGGCCACCGTGCGCCGGGACATGGTCGAGCAGTGCGCGGCGTTCCTCGATGCGGCGTTCATCCAGGTGGCGAAGTCCTCCGGGGCGAACAACCCAGCCTCGATCACCAACGGCGTGAGCTCGCCGGCGGCCTCAGGTGCGACGCTCGCCGATCTCCAGGCCGATCTGGTGACGGCGCTCTCGACCTTCACCAACGCGAACATCCCGACCAGCGGGCTCGTCATCGCGATGACGCCGGCCCTCGCGCTCGGGATCTCGATGCTCACCAACCCGCTCGGGCAGGCCCCGAACGGCTTCTCGGTGACGCCGACCGGCGGGACGCTGCTCGGCTACCCGGTCATCGTGTCCGACTCGGTCGACGCCGGGACGATCGTGATCTTCAAGCCGTCGGAGATTTTCCTCGCCGATGACGGGCGGGTCACGCTCGACGCCTCCAACCAGGCGACGCTCGACATGGACGGCGGGTCGCCCGCCACCGCGACGTTCAGCCTCTGGCAGAACAACTGCGTGGGCCTGCGCGCCGAGCGCTGGATCACCTGGGCGAAGCGCCGCGCGAACGTCGTGGCGGTGATCGACACCGCGTCCTACGGGCCGGCCGTCGGCTCGCCGTAGTGCGGCCCCACAGCGTGCGCGTCAGGGCGCTGGGACCCGTGACGCGCACGCTGCCTCTCCTCGGAGTCCCCTGTGCCCACGGTCTCGCTCATCGCGCTCAAGCCGCATCGCTACGACGGGCGGCTGGTCCGGAAGGGGCAGCCGTTCCTGGCGCAGTCCGCCGATGATGCGACGGTGCTGCGCGTGATGGGCGTCGCCACGGATGCGCCGGTCATCGCCGCCATCCCGACCCCGCCGGCGGCGCCCCTCGTCATCGAGATGGGCTCGCCGCAGGGCGACGACCCGGCCGACGATACGCCCGGCGCGATCCTGGCCGAGGCCGCCGACTGGGCACAGCCGCGCAAGCGCCGCACCTACCGCCGTAAGGATCTGGTCGCCGAGGACTGATGCAGATCGGGCCCTTTACCATCGCGCGTACCAAAGCGCTCTCGCTCTCGGGCGTGACGGGCTCGCGTGGCTGGTGGCCGCTCATTCAGGAACTCACGACCGGTGCCTGGCAGCGCAACGAAGACGTCGCGGTCGACACGGTCCTCAGCAACCCGACGCTCTTTGCCTGTATCACGCTCATCGCCCGCGACATCGCCAAGTTGCGGCTGAAGTTGATGGAGCAGGATGCCGACGGCATCTGGTCCGAGACGTCGAGCGCCGCGTTTTCGCCATTCCTCCGCAAGCCGAACCATTACCAGACGCGCATCGACTTCTTCAAATGGTGGGTGACGTCGGTCCTGTCCTACGGGAACACCTACGCGCTGAAGGCCCGTGATGATCGGGGCGTCGTCTCCGCAGCCTACATCCTCGACCCGTGCCGAGTGATGCCCCTCGTGGCCCCGGATACGAGCGTCTTCTATCAGCTCGTGCGCGATGAGCTGGCCGGCGTGGAGCATTCGGTCGTCGTGCCAGCGCGAGAGATGTTCCACGACAAGGAAACGCCGCTCTTCCATCCGCTCTGCGGCGTCTCGCCCATCTATGCGGCCGGGTACCCCGCGATCCAAGGCCTGAACATCCGGCGCTCGTCTGACAAGTTCTTCGCCAACGGGTCGAAGCCTGGCGGCGTGCTCACCTCGCCAATGAACATCGGTCAGGAGACGGCCGACCGCATCAAGGCGTACTGGGACAGCAACTTCAGCGGGAACAACATCGGCAAGATCGCGGTCCTCGGCGACGGCCTCAAGTACGAGGCCATGGCGATGACGGCGGAGCAGTCCCAACTCATCGACCAGTTGAAGATGAGCGACGAGGACATCGCGAAGTGCTTCGCCATGCCAAGGCATAAGGTCGGCATCGGTCCCGATCCGACCTACGCCAACATCGAGCCGCTCACGCGCAACTACTACGCCGACTGCCTCCAGGAGCGCATCGAGCGCCTCGAGCTCCTTCTGGACGAAGGCTTGGGGCTCACGGCCGTCCCAGGCCGCACGCTCGGGGTCGAGTTCGAGCGGAACGACTTGTTCCAGATGGACAACGAGAGCCGGATGCGGATGGCGTCGGAAGGCGTGCGCGCGGGCGTGTTCTCTCCGAACGAAGTGCGGCGGCAGTTCGACATGAAGCCGGTCAAGGGTGGCGAGTCGCCGATGCTGCAACAGCAGATGTTCAGCCTCGAAGCCCTCGCGGAACGTGACGACGAGCAACCGTTCGCGACGCCCGCCGCGCCGACGCCGGCGCTGCCGCCGTCCTCCGGCGAGACACCCGAGCCGCCCACAGAGACACCCGATCCGC